AGATTCTTTTACGAACATCATTGTCCGTCATTTCTTTGAAATAATCTTGTGCAACTACCCAAGCAAATATAACAAGACACATTGCTAAGTCATCATTACATCCTTCTTCTGCTTCAAATGAATTTGCTTTTTGTGCAAATGTTGTTAATTCTGAAATCATATCATAATCATTAACTAATATCTTATCATCTTCTAAAAGAGTTTTTAAATTAGAACAACCTAATTTTTTAACTGCTGCTGTTGTTCTTACACCCAACTGACATTTCTTACCAGAGAATCCTTGTCCTACAATCTGACCATTTCTTCCTCTCATAGATGCCATAAGAAGATTATCATACTCTAAATCATATTGAAGAATACTTGCAACTTGATCTCCAATATCATTTACTTCTACTAATACAAACGATTCATTATATCCCTTAGCAACATCATGTATGATATTAGGAAATAGCATAGGTTTAATTTCATTATTCCTATACTTTGCTACTGCTTTATATGGAAACTCTGTAATATCAAAAACTATGAAAGCAGAATAATCATTACCCAATCCACGGGCAACATCAACTGTCATCATATAATTATGATCTTTTACTGGTTCTTCGTAAATATCAAGACCCGCATTTCTTGTTATAGGTTCTTCATATACAAGATTTCTAAGTTTTACTGGACTGATTAAGGTATTAACAGATCCTAAGAACTCACATTCAAACTCAATCTTAAATTGTGCTTCTGAGGTATTAGCAATAGTTTGTTCTTTCCATGCATCATCTCTACCTGGAACTTCACTCCAATGCACATCAGTTGGTATATAATCACTCTTTCCCTTCTCACTATCGTGCCACATACGATAGAAATGATTCATACCCCTTGGGGTAGAAACTATAATAACCTTAGTGGATTGTCCTGATGTAATAGTAGGATAAACGGATGCAAAGAAGTCATCTGCAATATGATTTGGAATGAATGCAAACTCATCAAGGAATATGACGTTGTAAGATCCACCACGAACAGCAGATGATGATGTAGAGTTTGCTGATATCTTTGACCCGTTCTCTAATTCTAATGAACCTTTATTCCAAGATATTATACCTTGCTGCATCCATGAAGGTAAATTTTCATATGCAAGTTGCAATCTGCCAAGTAAATCTCTAGCCGTGGACGCTTTGTTTGCCAGAACAGCAATGTTGACATTATCGTTAAAAACTGCATAGTGTAAAAGGTATGATATACAAGTGGTAGATTTACCTGTCTGTCGGGGCATCTTACAGATATTAAATCTATTCTCATGAAACCTCCTAATCAATTTCTCTTGGAAATCGTACATATTAAAAGGAACTAGTCCTTCATCAAGAGAGACTATTTTTATATACTTTCTAGTAAAATATATGGGATCATCTTTACACTTCAAAAACTCAAGAATATTATCCTGAGAAAATTGTATTGCAGTATTTGCTTTTTTTAGATTGGGGTTACCAAGGTATACATTATCAGACATAGGATATTAGCACTTCCACTTTCTAAGTGCTTTATTGATCCTTGAATCTGGATCATTAGCAGTCTTAGAACTGGTAAGTTTCTTTTTCATTCCACCCATTCTAGCACAGAATGATTTTTTTCGGGAACCACCTTCTGGTTGTGGTGCTTTTAGATCAGAACCAGGATTCTCACGTTCGTAAGATTTTCTACCTTTTTCATTTAATCCACCTTCTTTATTCTTTCCTGCTTTCTTAGTCCAAGCAGCACCTTCTTGTACATAATCAAAATCATCTCTCCAAGAGTATGATTCACTTTTACTCTTACCATAATTACCAGCACCCTTCTTGCGACACTGAACTAATCTACCAGATGCATATGCAGAAGGCCAAACCTTTGCACTTGCTTTTACCTTATGATAACAAGCATCTTTCTTACCACTACCCTTTCCTTTCTTATCTGCCTCTGTTACTACTTCTTCTTTTACACCACGTTTTGCTTTATGCTCTGCTCTTCTTTGATCAATCATCTTACCTCTATCACTAGGTCCACCAGAAAAGGGAAGATCAAATACAGCAGGTTTACCCTCTCTACCAAACTTTCGTTTGTTTCTTACTGATGCTTTACCATAATCAGAACGTCCTTGTTCTTCCTTTGCTTCACCAACAGGAACACAGTTAGGAACTACTTTCTTTCCTTTCTTCTTCATTCCTTTCTGGGTATAACCATCCCAACACTTTTCGTCGAGTGTAGTTTCTTCTTTCATTTTTTTCTTATCAGTAGAAACGTAAGTTGGTTTTGCTGCACCAGATTTTGATTGTTGTCCTGGATCTGCTGCTTTCTTTCTTCTTGATGCAGACTCTCTTTCTGCCTTAGTCATACTTGCCCTCTTAGAAGATGATACACACTTAGGTGTTCCTTCTCCTGGTTCATCACTCGCACAAGTTCCACCTGTGACTACATTAACCCATCCACCTTTACCATCTTTTGATTTAGAACCTTTAAACCACTTATGTAAAGAACCCTCTGCAATTTTATTAATCCTCATACTTTTATCAGATTTCCAATCATAGGATGCCATTATCTCACTACCACCACCTTGTCTTACTGCTTGTAATTTTTTAAGTAAAACTTGTTTCTTTATCTGATCTGCTTTCTTCTGTTTTGAATCAATTTGTTTTTGTTGTTGATCTTCTGTACCAGGTCCAGCATCATCTTTCATTTGCTCATTAACCTCATGGTGACTTTCACCACATTCTATACAAGGATCTTGTCCACAATCATCACAATCACAATCAGATTTCTTTTCACTAATTTGTTCAGTGCCTTTCCATAATCCACCAGAAACAAGAGGTTTCATATTAGAAGGTCCAACAATATCCATAACCCTAGCAAAAGTTACACCATCAGAGTTCTCAATATTAATAGATTCTTGACTTAACTCTTTTTTAATTTCCCTTTTCATTTGCTCTCTGTCATTTTGCTTTTCGATTGCATCAGAAGAAGACTGGTTAGACTGCCTAAACTTCTTAACCTTTTCAACTTGCTTTTGACGCAACTGTTGTCTTCTTTGAGCTAAATCCACTTTATTACTCTTTATTACTATTATTTAGGAATTGTTGTTTAATCATCTTTGAAAGGTCACTAGTAGACCCTACAAAGACTGCATTATTGGTAACATTGTTTGTAGTGTTTGCCTTTTCTTCATCAACTTCTTTAACCTTCTTTTGCAACTCCATTAACTTATCAGTTGTATCAGCAACAGATTTTATAATCTGTCCTGCAACTTCATATGCCCTTGGACTTGCACTTTCACCCGCAAGTTCCATAATACCATTAAGGGACTCTTGACCCTTCTCAATCAAAGAATATAAGTTAGCACGTGTATATTCATAATCTTTTTCAACATCATCTGTAATATTTTTTGTACTATCTTTTCTCGTAATACATCCATTTTCTGGTGTATTACTTACTTCAATAGCACTAGTTGTGTTTAGTGCTTCATCGATAGGATCATAACTAGACATCGTTTTTAAAGAATATCAGATTGTTTTGTTGGACTATAAGTTTTACCATCATCAAAGAATTCATCAAATTCATTAAATCCGAAATCATCACCCAATTCTATTAATGCATCATCAGCAGTAGTTAATAACCCAATAATTGCTCCAGATGCATGTATAGCTCCAATAGAACTATCAAATGATCTCTTAACAATAATAGTAGTACTATCTACAACAGATACAACTTTCATAATTTCACTATCAATTACTAACCTACTATTAACAGTTAATGTCGTAGAATTATTTACAGAAATTCTAGTTTCGGTTGTTGTAAGATCTTCTGTTAAGGTTGTAGCAGTATCTCCATCATAATTCTTTAATGCCTTAGGTGTAGCAACATAACGCATTTGTCTTCTTGCAGATGGAAGAGTATCAGTAGAATAATCAACCTGAACCTTTTTAATAAGACCATCACTAGTTTTAGCAACAGGACCAAATAGATATGCTTTTGCAGTAAATTGTAATGTGTATATTAGAGCAGCTCTTGTACTAAAATCACCTTCATATTCATCCCTAAATGAAATATTATCTAATACTATTGGAATATCTCTCTTTTCTCCAATAGAACTTACTAAATTAATTGAAATATTAAATGATGGTTGAAAATATGGTAATATCTGTTCAAGAATTTGAAGTGCATCATCATTCAATTTTGAAAATATACTTAACTCAAATCCAATATTATATGGAACAGGCATAAAAACTTTTTTTAATTTATTACCGTCAGATGTGTCAGATGCCTTAAATGTTTGTGTTATTCCTGATTTTCTAGTTGGATCATATTGAACAGAAGTCATCTCAAATGACATTCTTGGAAGAGTTATAGCAACTGCTTTTGTTAAATTAGCTTGTTCTCTAATTTTTGAAAAGAACTTCTGCTGTGGTCCATAAGCAAGACCAACTTTGGTTTCATCTAAGGTACTGTCATCAATACCTTCATGTTTAATAAAGATATTATTAAACAATGTACCAAAACCAATAATGGTTTTACGAATAATTTCGTGATAATAATAAGTACCTAACATTAATATTCTCCAAATGGATTCCTTTCACTAAAATCTAATAATCCTTTACCTTCGGTTTCAATATCCTTATTAGCATCATAAGGATCATCAAAACTATCTGTACTGTAAGAATCTACAATATATGTAGCTGATGATATTCCACCAATAACTGCTTCTCCAGCATAGAATGAACCACTATTCAATGAAACTCTTAACTCAATTGGTGGATAAGTTGGATTAATATCAACTCTTCTCTTAAAGTCCTTAACCCTAGCAGTTACTCCCGAAGTCTGACCTGTAACTATTTCATTATATATGAAAGTGCCTATTCCAGTAGTGCTTATTCCAGTTATTGATACTGCACTTGTTGCAGAAGTATATCCAGATCCAGTATTATTAAATCTAATATCCACAATCTTACCTCCACTCATAATTGCAGTTGCACTTGCAGAAGTTCCTGTGGTAACTCCAGCAAATTCAACTGTTGGCGTAAAGGCATATCCTCTTCCACCTTCAGTTATAGTTACAGAAGTAATACCTGTATTAACTATTCCAAACGTAACAGCAGCACCTGCACCTCCTCCACCTTCAAGAATAATTAATGGTGGATTATCTGGATCATCC